CTTCGGCGTCCACGTCTTCAACAACGGCGATGGATCGTTTACCGCGCGCTTCGGCAACGGCTTCGTCGGACGCGAGCCAGTTGGCGGCTTCTTCTACAGCCGCATCATCATCGAACTCGATGGCACCACGCAACCGCACATCCTGCCGCGCATCGCGCACTACGCGGAATGGGGCGACGGCCCTGAGCGCATCGGCTTCGGCACTGGCGCGTCCTACTTCCCGCCAAACGCGGTGAAGATCCTGCGCTGGACGCAAGGCAACAACACCGCCGTGCTCTACAGCAAGCGGCAGAAACTACGCAGGCACCCGCTGCTCGCGCTGCCGGTGTCGCTCGTGGACCAGAAGCCTATCTATGAGCAGCGAGCACACGGGATGATGACCTGCCTGTATACCGGCAACATCAACACGCCACTCGGCCTGACCAAGCAACTTGGCGACTGGATGCCGTTGGGTGATGCAGTCCCGAACGCGCAGGGCGGCGACGGCATCAACCCCTATCCCGGCTGGGAAGGGTCGAGCGCCTACCACTTGCTGTCGCACGACCTCTGCATGGAGCGGATGCCGATCGACTATCGCGACGCCTTCACGGGCGAGCCGAAGCGCGTGGCGAACCAAGCCGTCTACCGCGCGACTCGTGGGTGGGGAGCGTGGACGACGCACGACGAGTTCGTGCAGCGCGACCCCAATAACCCCAACCCCGACGCGCGCATCCCGCGTGACGTGAACAGTGGCGGTTCGTGGTACCGCGAGACGCTGTTGCAGTTCTTCGCGCACGACGACCAGCACGCCGTCCGCGCGACGCAGTATGCCAAGGCGGCGGCATTCTTGTGGGGCGACTACTGCGCCATCGAAGACCTCAAGATGATCGCGATGGACCCGTGGATGGGCTTGCCGAAGGAGCAGCCCGCCCGCGAGCACTACGGTTCCGGTTACGGGCGCGGGTTCGCGTGGACGATGGACTCGCTCATCGCCGCAGAACAAGCCCTGTACGGATGCGACTCCGAGATCAACGCGATGACGCGCATGGCGAACCGTGTGCAGATGCCCAACGGTGCGTGGTACCGCGCGGAGTCCAAGGACGAGGGTCAACTCGGGTTCTCACCGTCGCCGTGGCGCGACCTCGGCATGGATCGCAAGTACGACGCGGCGCAGACGATGGAGACCTGCTTCCTCGCGTGCGCGATGGCGAACGCGATCAACACGGGCGCGGCGAACTTCGCGTGGACGCACATCGCGGGCGCCAAGCCGCGTATCGGCAAGTGGATGGCGGTCGGTGAGAACGGCACGCCTACCACGACGTACTTGAGCCCTGTCGGCGTGGACGAGAACTTCTGGACGTGGCCGATCGCGGGCGTGTTGAAAGACACGGCAGAGATGCACAGCATGGTTCCTCCGGGAGGACACGCTGTTGCTGGTGCTGACGTGAAGGGATCCCTGCTCGCAGCGGGTAACTTCCAAGCGAGCGCCAAGGCTCTGGAGGCGTTGGAGTAGATGCCGCGCTGGCAACCCACTCACGAGGAACTCGACGCGATCATCGCCGAGGTGGAACGGGAGGCTGGAGGGGACGCTGCGCTCGCGGACAACCTCCTGTTCCACCGGCTCTATCACCACGAGAGGGGCATCTACCCTCGGCGCGGCGCAAAGGCGGTGTGGCGCTTCGAGGGCGGTGAGTGGGTTCGCTACAAGCGCAACATGAGCAGGCGGGAGTGGATCGAGGAACACTTCCCGCTGCGCGACATCGACGGGCGCATCGTCACGATGAAGCTCAACCCAGCGCAGCGCATGATCGAGTGCGAGATGCTGCGAATGGAACGAGCTGGTGTTGCCGTCCGCATCCAACTCTTGAAGTCGCGGCAGATCGGCGGGTCAACATTCGCCGAGGCGTGCGTCTACGAACTCACGCTGCGCGGTGAGCATGTGCGCGGGCTGGTCGTCGCACACAACCAGGACACGTCGAAGATCCTGCTGGGCATCTCCGATGTCGCCCGCGCGCAGATGGAGAAGCTCACTAACGAGCACGGCACGCGCATCCCGTGGAACTTCAAGATGAAGTCCAAGGCGTCCTACTCGCTCGAATGGGAGAAGCCGATCCACGGTCAGGTACTCATCACCTCCGCCGCCACCGAGGGCGCTGGCATCGGCGGCACGCGCACGATCGTCCACTTCTCAGAGGGCGCCCGCTACCCGCCGGACAGTGGCGTCCACCAAGGCGTCATGCCGTCGCTTCCCAACCGGCCTGGGACTTACGCCTTCGACGAGTCGACCGCCTACGGCGACACCGGCAAGTTCCACGACGACTTCCAGAAGGCGTGGCGCAACCGCAACGTCCCCTACGGAGAGCGCACGAACGCCTGGGCGGCTCTCTTCTTCCCGTGGTTCATGCACCCGCTCTACACTTGGACGGCGGCGTACGGCTTCGGGAAGCCCCTGCCAGCGCCGAAGGAGGCAGAGATTCTTGCCACCCTTACAGACGACGAGAAGAAGGTCCTTGGGAAGAAGATCTTGGTCAGATGGACCCCAGATGCCGAATGGATCCAAGAGGAGCGGTGGGGCACCCCCAAGCTCGTCTGGGAGGACGGCAAACTGGTGGGAACGGAGCGGGCCACTGAGGGGATGCGCGAAGCCAAGGTCGCGGGCAAACGACGAGGCGGAAAGATGGTCTGGAGGCGCGTCGGAGTTGGCCTGCAAACCGTGACGGTCAACCAACTTGCGTGGCGCAGAGCCCGTCTCGAAGACAAGGACATGGGCGGCGACATCAAGAAGTTCGACCAGGACTACCCGTGGTGTCCCGAGGTCGCCTTCATGGCGTCCGGCAACCCCGTGTTCGACCCCGAGTGGGTGAACGAGCAGATCGAGAAGGCGCGGTCCATCCCGGTCGTCTTCCGGGGTTGGGTGGTCGACTCGCGGCAGGACGAAGCCGAAGATGGGAAGATGACGGGTAGTTGACGCCCGCGCTGCGCGTGTCTAAACCTTGGACCACATGGTCCTTGGTCCCGTCCGGCTTGAGGCACACTCTCGTGGTGGTCTGCTCGTGTGGGCGCACCCGGAGGACGGGCACGACTACATCGTGGCGTCGGATACAGCCGGTGGTGGTGCCCACGGCGACTTCTCCGTAGCGGTTGTGCTTGAGGGCGAGACCTGTGATCTCGTCGCGGCATGGCGTGAGCGCGCGGACAGCCACATCTGGGGGCAGAAGTGCGCCCGTCTCGCGCACTACTACAACGAAGCGATGTTGGCGTTCGAGACGCAGCCCTCGACCCACGGGCTTGCCGCAGCCGAGAGCGCCATCAACTTCGGGTACACGCGCATGTACCGGAATCGCCGTCAAGACACCTACACGAAGGTATGGACGGAGAGCATCGGGTTCCACACGCACGCTGGAACCAAACCGCTCATCATTGACCGGATCAAGATGCAGCGCGACGCGGGCAGCACGATCCCGTGGGAAGACCTGCTTCACGAGTTGAAGCACCAGCAGTGGGATGACCGCACGGCGACCAACGTGCCGAAGATGGTCTCCAACGGGCACGATGACTGCGTGATGGCCTACGGCATCGCGCTCCGAGTCCGCGACGACTGCTACCGGCGCAAACTCCTCAAGACCGAGGCGCACGAGCCGCGCACGGCGACCGAACACTTCTGGGCACGCCGCGACAAGCAGTTCACGCAGCCCCAGCGAAAACCCCGTCGACCGGAGTGGAGACCTGCATGAGCGGTTGGGAACTAGCCATTGTCCTCGCGGTCGCATCCGCGCCTGCCATGCTCGCCATCGGTGCGATTGCATGGTTCTGCGCGCGTGCGAACCGTCGCGTCCACGATCTCTGCCGCGACTTGCTCAAGGCAAATCTCGCCACGAGCGACCGCCCCGCACCGCCACAACTTGCTGCCGCGATGGAGATCACCGATCGCGTGGAGCGTGAGCAGGAACGCTACCCCGTACCGACGCAACGCCGCGTCCCTGCTGGAGCTTCCTGAGCCGTGGCTGACAGCGATTCAGACCTGCTGCGGATGATCGAGTTGCGCGTGGGCTGGCGTGAACGCCGCCCCGAGCGCCTCGCGCTGGAGCAGCTCTGGATCACGAGCATGGCGTTCTGGAGCGGAAAGCATCGCTTCTGGTTCGCTGACGGTCGCCTGATGCCGTTCGACGACAACGTGTACGAGCCGAACGACAACGCGGTTCGCTACAAGGTGAACCTTATCCGCGCGCGTGTGGACGCTGCGGTGTCGAAGGTGCTCGGCGTTGACGCTGACTTCCAGGTGCGCCCGCCCACCGGCAAGGCACGCGACCGCTACAACGCGGAACTCTCGAACAAGGTCTTCGCCCACATCCGCGAGGTCGCGGACTGGCAGATGACGCAACTCAACTCGAAGCAGTGGGGAGCCATCTGCGGTTCGAGCTTCATCAAGGTCTACTGGGACCCGCTCGTCGGCGAGCCCGACCGCTTCTTCTGGGACACGAAGCAGAACAAGTCCGTCGTGCCCGAGGTCATGCTCACGCAGCCTCAGAAGATCGAGAAGGAGCAGCAGGGACTCTTCGAGGACCTCCCGCCCGGTGACATTTCGATGAGCGTGTGCTCGCCGTTCGGCTTCTTCTACGACAGCGCGAGCCGCGACAAGGGCATCCGTGGCTGTCAGTGGGTCGCCGAGCGCCACTACGTCGACATCGACCGCGTGGCCGAGCGATTCGGCATCGACCCCAAGGACATCCAACCCGTCGAGAACAGCGGCGGCTTGGACAACTACGAAGAAGCCATCGCGTTCATGTCGAGCGGCAACGGCTTCAGCCTCTTCGACTACGGTCGCCCGCCGGACAAGCTCGGCAAGCGCACCATGTACGTCGAGATGTGGGAGCGCCCGAGCAGCCACTACAAGAAGGGGCGCTGGATCGTCTACGCGGGCGGCAAGATCATCCGCCAAGGCGACAACCCCTACGCCGCCGACAAGACGGGCTGGAGTCACCTGCCCTACGTCAAGGACGACTGGAAGCCGCACCCTGGTCGCTTCTGGGGCGCGTCGCTCGTCGAAGACCTGCTCTCGCCGCAGTGGCACCTGAACGAGACGCGCAGCGCCCAGATCAGTTTCATCATGGCGCACGGCCAGCCGCCGGTCTTCGTCGGCAAGGACTCGGGTCTCGACACCGATCGCATGACCTCGCAGGTCGGGCGCATCTACACGCTCAACGAGACGACGGCGATCGGCGTGAAGATGGGTCCGACGCCGCAGATGCCTGCCGAAGTCATGCAGGTCGCTGCGCTCACCGAGGGCGACCTGAACAAGCTCGCGTCGCAGTCGGAGATCGACGGCGGCAAGCTGCCCGGTGAGCTGCGTAGTGGTAGCGCCGTGCGCGCGGTGAACGAGGAGCGGTTCGCGGGTCTCTCGATCCCGGCGAAGATGACGGTGCGTACGGTGCGTGACGTGGGGCGGATCGCGCTCGCGCTCGCGCACCAGTGGTACACGACGCCGCGCCTGATGAAGTACATGGGCGACGACAACGAGTGGGTCGTCGAGCAGTTCACGGGTGCCGACCTCATCAACGACGTTGTGATCGTGGGCGAGCCCGACATCGGCGACAGTATCTCCGCTCAACGCGAAGAGGTGCTCGACGCGCTGAACATGGGTGCGTTCAACCCGCAGCTCGATCGGCAGACCAGGACGATGATCCTGAAGATGCTGAAGTACAAGACGAGCGACGAGTTCTTCTCACGTTCGATCCAAGCCGAGAAGCACGCCGAAGACGTGATCGGTCAGATCATCCGCGATCCGCTCAAGTACGGGGACGTTGGCTACCCCGTGCTGCCGTGGCAGGACGCCGAGAGCGAGATCAACGCCGTCGTGTCGTTCATGTACACGGCTGAGTTCGATGCGCTCGACCCGCGCGCGAAGGCGGTCATCACGAAGTACTGGCAAGACCTCTCGATGTTGTTGCAGCAGGTTGCGATGCAGCAGCAGGCGAAGGCGGAAGCCGAGAACGCTGGCAAGCCCGAGAAGGGCCAAGCGTCACAACCACGACCCGCGCAATCACAGGGGTAAACCACCCATGAAGCAAGATCCCGATACGAAGGAACAACTCGCCGCCGTCAAGAAGATGGTGGCTCTCAAGGAGTCCGAGAAGGCGCTGCGAGAGACGATGCCCATGATCCCGATCGAGGGGGAGAACCTCGAAGAAGCGTACAACGCTGAAGTGCAGATGGAGGAGCGCGCCAAGGAGCGCGAAGCCGAAGAGAAGGCACGCGCCGAGAAGGCGACCAGCGAGTACCAGTTCTACGTCAAGTGCCGCCGCGACCACGGCAAGTACCCTCCGCACGGGGTCTACCTCACGGTGAACCCGATGCACGACTACGTGAAGCCGGACCAGTGGTACGCGCGTTACAAGGCGCGCACGGACGTGTGGCGCGAGGACATCTACTGCCAAGTGTGCCTGTGGCAGAAGGGTGAGTACGTCAACCTCGACGTGATCCCCGGACCCAAGGGAACGTTCAAGGTCAACGCTCGGATGCTGTGGCGCACGCCCAAGGACGCCAAGCGGCGTCAGGTGGAAGGCGGCGACACGCGCGCGATCGAGATCGGCCCGGCGTCGTCGAACAACGAGCGCAAAGCAGCTCAAGAGCGAGCCCGTGAAGCTGGGCTGGAGGTGCTCTGATGGCTGACGAACCGAAGGCAACGATGGACATCCACACGGGACGTGTCCATATCCCGATGCCGCCGCCTCCCACGGCAGCGCAGAACGCTCCTGCCGCGCCCGCTGCTGCACCCGCGCCGACTCCGGCTCCTGTGGCTCAGACGCCCGCGCCGACGCCTCCTGCGCCCGCGCAGCAGCCCGTGAACCTCGACGCGATCGTCCAAGCCAAGGTCGACGGGCGCGTGATCGACGTGCCCATCAAGGACCTCGTGGCGCAGTACCAGATGCGTAGCGCGGCTGAGAAGCGACTGGCGGAAGCTAACGCGCTCCAGAACGCGCGTGCGAATCAAGTTCGGCTCGGTGAGTTCATCGAGCAGAACGCACGAACCAACCCCGACGCTGTGATGGCCCGGCTCCGAGAGCTTGGCTTGACTGGCGTGGGGGCGACCCCGACCGATGCCAACGATGACGTGTCTCCCGAAACCAGGGAGCTGCGTACTCGTCTCGCCCAACTCGAAGCTCAAGGTCAGGCACTCAACCAGTACCTCGCCCGCCAGCAGACCGACGCCAAGGTGAACGAAATCCGCGCAGAGCTGTCCAAGTTCCCTCTCTACCAGGGGAGCCCGGAAGCGATGCAACAGGCTGAGATCGTGGTGGCCGCTTACCTGGTGAAGAACCCGGAAAGCAACGTCGGCGACATCGCAGGTGAGCTTCACGCGAAGCAAGCCGAGATGGTGCGCCAACACCTCACCAACGAACGCGACACCCGAGCCGCGAACGTGCAGAACATGGCAAGCGTGCCTCCCTCCGCAGGTACGCCGTCGATGACGGAACAAACCATTCCGAAGCCGACCGGCGCGCAACTGCGAGACGGCTCGTGGAAAAAGGGCTTCGACGAAGCCTTCTCCAAGCTCATCGCCCGCACGTGACCGCTCACTGAAACGGAATCACCATCATGTCTGGAACTGGAACAACCTTCGCTACCGGCGGCGTCACGTACGCCTCGGGGCAACCCTACTACGACAACATCCTGACGAACTTCTTTCTGCAACTCCTCCCGGACGCGCGGAACGAATCGTCGGTGCTGCTCGGCATGATCGAGAAGACGGGCAAGACGCCCGTCAGCGGTCGCTACCTCGTGTGGCCGGTCCTGTACGGACGCAACACGGGCGTCGGCTCGGTCGGCTACCAAGGTGCGATCCCCGATCCGGGGTACCGCAACTCGGCGACTGCGACGGCGCTGTCTCGCGTCGGCATGGCGACGATCATGCTCGACGGTGACACGATCCGTCACGGCAAGACCAACGGCGGCGCTTACGCCGAAGCGGTCAAACTGGAAATGGAAGGTGTCATCAAGGACATCATGATTGACCGCGCCCGTCAGGTTCACAACGACGGCTCCGGTCGCATCGCTGAAGTCGACGTGGCTGGTGCGAACAGCGTCACGGTCAAGGTCAACTCATCGATCGAAGGCGCTTCGACGACCAACGCGGCTGGCACGCTCGACCAATACTTTGAGATCGGCGAGCGCGTCATGTTCGTCACGTCGGGCGGCACCATCCGCACGCCGTACACGACCACGAGCAACCAGCAAGGCTGCTACGTGCAAGCCATCGCGGTGTCCGGTTCGACCGTGACCATCACGTTCAGCCGCACGCCGGGTACGTCGGCGGACAACTTCAACGCCGCTCCGACCTCGGGCGACTGGATCGTTCGCTGCTCTGCGGACGTGATCACGTCGACCAAGGACTCGGCGTTCAAGCGCGAGATCATGGGCATCGGCGGCATCTACTCGGACATCGGCGTGCTCAACGGCATGGTCTCTGCCGGGTCGCAGCAGTCGGCGGGCGCCTACGACGACACCTCGACCGCGACCACGTGGTTCCAGGGCGTCGTGTGCTCCACGAACCCGTGGGACCAAGGCATCGTCCTCGACTCCAGCGGCGCGGGTAACCGTCCGCTGACCGAGGCGCTGATGCAGCAAGCGGTGTCGGATGCCGAGCGCATCAACAACGCGAACATCACGATGCTGATGTCGAGCTACCCGACGTACGACAGCTACGTCGCGCTGCTGACGCCGGACAAGCGGTACCAGAACACGACGGACCTGAAGGGCGGTCATACCACGCTGTCCTTCAACGGTCTGCCGTACGTCAAGGACCGCTTCTGCTACCAGAACCGCATCTACTTCCTCGGCCTCGACCAGTTGCAGATGGCGGAAACCGCCCCGCTGCAATCGCTCACCGCCGAAGACGTGACGGTCTGGAACCGCGCGACCAACTCGTCGGGCAAGGCGCTCGACAAGTACTGGCGCGGCTGGGTCTGGGACGACGAGCTGATCGTCTCGGGCGTCCGTAACCGCACGGGCGCGCTGCTCACCAACCTGAGCGCCTGATCGAAACGGGGAGGGTGGCACGTCGTCATCCTCCCCATCCCATCTCTCGAACCGTGGGCCGAATGTAGCTCAAGGACTTCACATGACGATTCTTCGCCGCAACCTGAAGCCGGGATCATCGGCTTCGTCTCCCTACAACACGTACAGAGTAACGCTGCCTGGAGCCGACTTCTTCGGCATCGCCGCAGCGCAGACGGTCACGGTCGGCAACAAGCTGACACTCAGCGGATCCTACTGCCGCAACATCAGCACGGACGGGTTCAGCGCGGACCTGCGCTTGCCCGTGTGCCCGACGATCATCCTCTCCGATCACACGTTGGCTGTGAGCCTGAAGATCGATGGCATCGACCACCTCGGGCGCCCGGTCACGATGATCCTGGACAAGACCGCAGCCAACACGTTGATGGGCGGGCAGGCATACACATGTCTCAGCCGAATCAACCAAGCGACTGTGATCTCCAAGAGCGGCACAACCGACATCGGGCTTGGGTTCTGCTACGGAAGTTGGGACTCGACGACGTATTTCCCTGTTGCGCGACGCGCCTCTTCCATCGACGGCATTCGTCGCATTCCGCTTCCCGTCCTTCCTGGGTCGGCAAGTGATGTGTTGGCGGTCAGATGCCTTGGTCCGAGTTCTGGAAACGGACAGCTCATCAACATCCCGACGAAGACAGCCACGCTGACCTACGCCGCGACGACCGTAACGTCTGGTTCGGCTGGTGACTTCGCTTCGGTCGCCCAGTTCGACGTGCTGTACACTGCTGACGGATACGTCGGAGTTTCTACAGGAGCTGCCGTTGCTGGCGTGGTGACCGTTGTGGCCTGGGTTCGCAACGGCGCAACCGGAACTCCTGGAAACTGGACTGGCAACGCGAACACGTCAGGTGGAATCGTCGCTGTTCGGTACGCCTACCAGACTGCTCTTGGCACGGCGACGATCATCAGCAGCGCAACTCCTGGCGTTGACCTCGCGGGCCAGATCGCTAACGGTTCGCTTGTCGGGGTCAACGCTGCCGGTGCCTCGTACGGGTTCTACGCCGATGTCGTGAGCGAGCCTCTGTTCGACATGGACTTCCTCGTCACCTACAAGCCGGGAACCGTGTACTGATGCGACAGCGTTGTGTACCCACGCAGGGGTCTGCCGCATGGCAGTCCTTCACGTTCCGACCGCAAGACCCGGTATGGGCGCCGCACGCCCTGCTGGAACGCACGCGGAAGGCGCTGAAGGGTCACGATACCTACCTCGACCTATGGTGGTCTCCGATGCGTCAGATGCACTCGGGGCTCGCCGGTCGCTGGAGGATCGTGGCGTTCATGCCCAAGACCTCGACGTGGGACACGGTGCTCTACTGGGAGGGGGAAGGCGGCACCTACCGCGATCCCTCTCCCGAGGGCTGCTTGATCGCAGCGCAGAAGGCTGACCTGTGGGCGCGAGGCGACGACCTCAAGAAGCTCTCGGATCGGCTGGAAGACAAGTCGAAGAAGAACGAAGACTCGGCTTGGCGCGAGAAGTACGACGGCACGTGGGACCACTCCGTCGACGTGGCTGAGTTCGCCGCTGGGCACAAGAAGCACTACGACATGGGAGTCGCTTCCACGTGATTACCTCGCTGTTCCTCCAAGAGTGCCGCGACCTGCTGGACGACCCGAACGGTCTGAAGTTCCCCGACCCGATGCTGATTCGGGCGGCGAACCGTCAGATGCGCGGGCTGTTCCGCACGATGGTCGAGGGCAACAAGGAGTACAGCAACTTCACGATGGGATGGCCTGCGAGCGGGAACGCTGTGCAGGTGGCGAAGGCGATCTGGGAGTTCAGGATGCCGTCGTGGGTGACGCACGTCGCTGACGTGTACATCGCCACGGGCTTCACGGTCCCGGAGAGCTACTGGTCCATGTACAAGTGGACGAGCCCGACGAACGTCTCGCTGGGTCAGAAGATCGCCAAGCACCGTACGAGCGATCAGTACCCGCACTGGTCGTGGGAGGGCAACAACAACACGCTGCGGTTGTGGAACTACACCACCTGTCCGGACATCATCGTGCGTGTTGCTGTGCGACCGCCGACGCTGTTCAAGTGCGTACTGTCCGTGCAGTCGTCCTCTCAGAGCTGGGTCCACCTGCCGTCGCAGACGGTGTACGGAGAACCCGAGATCGAGGAGGGATCGCTGGTGAACAGCGTGCTCCAGGTCACGTCCACGGCGAACGCCAACAGCGCCAACTACGGTCTGGTGCGGCGTGTGATCTACAGCACGGCGAACGGGCAGGTGTTCGCTGGTCGCGTGACCGACATCTACGTGGATGCGGACTATCCGAGCCTGTTGGCTTCGGGTGACACGCTGGAAACGATCGTGCCGATCCCAGACGACCACACGCGCCTATTGGTGCTGAAGACTGCGCAGGTGGCATTCCAGAAGAAGAACAACGTGGATGGGCTTCGGTCCATCGCGGCTGAGATGCAGGAGGAGTGGGTGAAGTTCGTGAACTACGCCACGCCGCCGCGCGACAGCAACGGACCTACTTTCATCAAACGGACGCTCCAGAACCGGGCTCCGTGGAACAACAACTACTCCTACTGGGGTAACTGGAGCTGGTAATGGCCCTGTACTCACTCAACACTTCCGCGACTCGTGTGATGTTTACGTCGGCTACGGCGGAAACGTCGTACCCGACCGGCGTTGCGCTTGGTCTCAAGGGGCAAGTCGATGCTGCTGCCGGTGACGTGAACGGTGCTGCCGACACGCGCACCACGACCGCTGCGTCAAGTTTCTTTGCTCCGCAGACGGGCGTTCAACCGCAGCGTCACGCGATCTTGCGAAGCATCGAAGTGCTGACGGTTGGCGGAACGGCACCGACGATCAAGCTGCGAGATCACGCCGCTCAGAAGGACCTGACGATCCTTTACGACGGCAGCGCCAAGGCGAAGTTCGAGTTCGGGGTTGGCGGACTTCCTGTTCTTGGCGGGTTCTGTGTCATCACAGCCGCCTCGGTTGGTGCTGCTCCTGTGTGCCAGATCATCTACGACGTTGTGACCAACTGATCTGTGGCGCAACGGCAAGACACCAACGGCTTCTTGGAGTTCCGGCAGACCGATCTGTCGGGCGGCGTCAACAACTCCAAGAACGAAACGCTCCTGCAACCGAACGAGTCCCCTCGTGCGGTGAACGTCGATTACGACCAGGACGCCGTTGGCAGCACGTCGGGCTCGATCAAGTTCAACGATCAGGTGGCACCGGGCAGCGCGATCCGCACGCGCGTGGACCCGAGCCTGAGCCCGCTCATGGCGTTGCCACGCCCGCTGCTTGGAACCTCACAGGACGGCACAGTGGACGTTCCGTTGTGCGGCTACGGCTACCTGCCGTACAGCGCGGACAACGACATCGGCGGTGACTACGCCTACGAGGGCGCGCTCTACAGCGAGACCTTCCACAACCGTCGCGGCAACACGTTCGAGTTGAACACGAGCTTCCGTATCCCTGCCGACGTGAAGCTGTACGAGACGCCGACGAACGGCCTGTCGTCGCCGCCCGTGCTTGGAACCGTGACGAGCTACACGCCACCCAACGGCTTCGACGAGGCGTTGGACGAGTGCTTCTGCATCATTCAGAAGGGGGGTGATCGACTCGCTCCGATGTCGTGGGCGCTGGCGGTCGTCAACATCGGCAACGGCATCGGTTTCGATGGCGTGAACCCGATCACTGGATTGCCGTCACGCCGCCCATCGAACTACGGCCTCGTGTTTATGTGGTACGACGCTCCGGGCTGGGGATACCCCAGTGCGCGGACGATGAAGTACAACCTCACGTCGGGCGCCCTGCCGAACACGAACTGCACGCAGGCTTACCGCGCGGTACTGATCCACAAGTACGTGGAGCCGGGGACCGACTACAGCATCTCGGTCCAGCTGAAGACGGACACGGGCACGCCGGGTGGTGTTGCCACGAACACGGCTTGGCAGAACAACGGCTACTTCCGCGTTTGGGTGTCGGAGAACGGGGCGGAACCGACGAGCTACACCTACGAGGACAGCACTGGAACGGCGACCAACTTGGTCGTCTACAAGGGTCCGACGGACTCGCTTTCGTACCTGTCGAAGTACGGCGTGCGTTACAGCGGTCGCGACGCGATGTTCCTCGGGCTTGGGCAACGGTTCACGCCCTGGATGCGCTGCGGCTTCATCCCGTTCGGGATGGACTGCGCCCCGCTGAAGTCGTGCGGGTTCAGCATGGCTGACCGGAGTTCGCTGACGACGGCTGGCATGTATGGTGCCGCAGCAAACTACGACATGCTGACGGACCACGTGGCTCCTGCTGACACGTACGCGGTCGTCATCAACCGTGGCTTGTCGTCTGGCAACACGTGGAACGGCTTTGACCCCAAGGGTGGCGCTGTCGCTGGTTCCGAGTGGGATGGCTACGGCGGCAACGGTGGAGCCGGTATCGCCTTCGGAAACAGCGAGGCGCTCCGTGGCTACCGAGTCGTGTTCAACAACGACGCACTTGGCGCTGGCGCAGCGGGTGCGATCTACACGATCGGGACGTACACGGAGGTCGGTGCGAGCTACCGGCTTGGCTTGGTCAGTATCGGTGGTCAGCCAGCTTGGGTTGGGCGCAAGACGCTGATCCAGTGCTTCCGCTGGCACCAGCGCGATCTCATCATCGGCCATGTGCGGATCTGGTCCACGCCGCGTGACTACGGAGCTGGTGGTGTGGTTGGGTCTCGCCGCAAGGTGAGCCTGCATTCGAGCATCCGGCTCGACGACAACACGGAGCCGGACATTGCAGACCTGAAGGCGTACTGGAAGTGTGACGACGCCGAGGGTGCCACGCTGCACGAGTCGGTTGTCGGCGGCACGCGCAACGGCTTCCTGCTGCCGTTCGGCAACGCGACGACGGACGGTGGAACGCGCGGGTCGCAGTTGGTCTTCCTGTCAGGCGAGGGCGAGGCGATCACGCGCGACCTGAGCGAGGATCCCGTCTACAAGCGCGAGATCCAGCGGATGCTCTCTGGCGACTCGCAGGGCTTCGGGTTTGAGATCAGCTTCGTGGAGACGGAGGCGTTCTACGCGATCCAGTCTGCGGAGTTCCTGCCTGATAGCGGCACGGCTCCGTTGACGGGCGCTCGCCCTCGCGGGGTGCCTGACCTCGTGTGCTGGGACGTGAAGGACCCTGCGACGAGCGGCACGCGCTCCGTGCCTCGCCCGCTGTTGGTCTTGTCCCACCGCAACCTGCTGTCGTCGCAGGACCCCAACGCCTTCAAGCAGGCGCAGGCGTTCTCGGTGGCTGTTGGTGCGGCGAGCGACCAGGAGAATATCGACGCGATCGTGCCGAGCGACCTGTTGCCGTGCTTCCGTACGCAGGCTGCTGCTGTTCTGCCGTACACGCCGAACACGACGTACAATCGCTTCGACGTGACGAGTCCGTGGGTCGGGCGCAAGGTGACGATCCAAGTCGGAGTCCAGCGCACGACGACTGCGGACCAGTACGACGTGTACATCTCGATGACGCCGAAGGACGCCTTCAACCCGGCGAACGGCGACCCGAGCGACGCGGAGTTCGCCTACTGGACGGATGGCGCGGTCGGCACGAACTACGAGAACACCACCTACTACACGTCCGCGCACATGACGATTGACCGCAAGGATCTGGAGCGGTCGGTGCTGACGGTCGGCGGTCGCTGGAACTGCAAGGGCATCCCGAGCGACACGTACAACCTGGGCTACACCGAACTGAACGCCCGGATGCTCGTGGACGAGGTGCGCTGGTTCGCCACGTCCCCGGCTGGTGCGCTGCCCGCTGCAAGCGGTCAGGTGGTCACGGCACGCAACGGGAAGCTGGAGGGCTCCAACTGCCTGCCGCCCCGCCTGCTCACGTCTGGCGACATCCTGGAGCCCCTGGGATCGGGCCTGAACGCAGCCAACGTGGTGCAGGGCACGACGACGGTCACTCCACCCTCGCAGACATCCATGTTCACTGCCGAGCCCGCCGCGTCCGAACGCGCGGTGAAGGGCACCTACCTGATCGTGTCCGGTGACGAGGTGGACGTTCCCAAGCTGGAGACCTACGGAGTCAAGAAGCCGGAGTGGTACGGAATCAGCGCGGTCGCAGCCGGTGGCGCAAGCCTGTCGATCCGCAGCGCCTACGTGGACCCGAGCCGTAACGGGACGGTTGCCAACGTCTTCCGCCTCGTGGGCTACACCGCCTTCGAGGACGACATCAGGGACGTGCCCATCACGCTGGGGCGCGGCAAGAGCTACACGGCTACGGGCGTGACGGTCTCCGACGTGATCCTGACGGACACGTTCTGGAGTGACCTGAGCCCGCTGAACGACGGCTGGAAGTTGCGGATCTACTCCCCGCTCGGGCACTCCTCGTCGGTGCAGATCCTCCCCATGTGGACGCGCGGTGTGGTGACGGAGCGGCGTGGTCCCGACGACGGGATCCTCGGGCTGTACGGTTTCAACGACAAGGTGTATGCGGCTGTTCGCGGCGCGATCTACCAAGCCGACGATCGGTGGCGCGCGGTCGAGTTCACGCCGGAGATCAAGTACGGGCTCGCGTTCCGCGCAGAGACGCTTCCCGGCGGGGTCGTGGGTCCGCTCGCCAACGACCGCGTGACGTTCCCGGTGACCGCCTCCTGCATGTTGCCGACGTGGGCTGACACGTTCGGAACGATCATCGAGGCGCGTGGCATGATCGACTCGGTGAGCGAGTACCAGACAATCCTGTGGTACGGCGACCCGACATCGAACCCTGCGCTGACGGCGAACAACTCTACCGGCCAAGCGGTGCAGTACATCCTGCGGCTGAACCGTGGGCGCCCGGAGCTGGTGATCGGTTCAACGTCCGCCTACACGGGCGTGACGCTGCCGGAGAAGGGCTTGTTCATCGCTACGGCTGACACGGCTGTGGCTGTGGGGGAGCCGTTCCACATCCGGTTCTACTTGGCGACGCGGTTGACCGGCACGGTGCTGCTCAAGCCGTACTGCAAGATCAACGGCAAGAAGTCGTCGGTTCGCGTGAACGCTGTGGACGTTGGCGTCGCGGGCGCGAACGACTGGCTCTTGACCGCAAACATCGTGGTGCCGACCGGAACGAGCCGTCAGTACATCGTGGGGTGTGGGCGCGACTCCTACCGATCCGCCGATGCAGACCAGACGTTCACGAGCGGTTCGATCTCGGGCACGTTGCGTTCGCCACAGCGATTGCAGGGATACCTGCACTCGTTCAACGGAACGCTTGCCGACATCAACATGGTCCAGATCAACACGTGGTCTGGGTATCCCACGACGCAACCGCCGGACTTCGATCCATACAACGTTGACTACGACCAGCCTGGGAACTACCTCCGCATCCAGGTGCTACACAACCCGATCGGTGTCGGGCACCGCATTCAGGACTTGGCGAGCGAGAACATCGGGGTCATCCAGTCCTCGCCGTTCGTGAGCGTCTACCACGCCTTCGGAATGTCCACGAATAACGCGACATGGGCTGAGTACGGCTCGCAGTTGTACGTGACCAACGGCGGCAAGCCTGCGGTTATCATCAACGGCGTCGGGATACAGGCTGGTGTCGTGGCACCCACGGTGACCCCCACCTTCGAGGTGGAGCGGTTCCCGTTGTGGGCGAAGAACGTGCGCGCGACGAGCGGCACGAACGACCTCAACGATCCGTACCTGCAAGCGACCCCCGGCTCGGCGCAGCAGATCTACCACCAGAACTCGGTGGGCAACACGGTCCTGACGACGACGTTGGATTCATCGTCCGACGCTTCTGCGATGTCGTGGGTGAAGGACGGCTACTTTCACCTCAAAGGGTACGTACGCCCGCGCAGCGTCGCTGGGCGCATCCAGTTGTGGAGGCGTGCGGACGGCTCTCAGTCCGGGGGTCCATTCCTCGACATCGTTGACGGCGCGGTGCGATTCGGCTGGTACGACCTCGACCTCAAGAAGGAAGTGTGGGTGCAGTCGAGCGGTCCGGTATTCCAGCCGAACGACGTTCACTACTTCCACGTTCGCAAGCGGTGGCCGCTGGATGACCTGATCGAGACCAACTGGCAGAACAGTTACTTCTCCGACGGTCGCGTGCGTCGCATGGTGACGACCGCTTCGATCGCGTTCACGGTTGGCGAGCGCATCGTCGATGCCGCCGTGCCGACGAAGGCTGGGTGGGTCACGAAGATCAACGGCGCTGAGATCGAGTACGTCAAGGACGTGTCTCTCGCGCCGGAGTTTGCCGCAGGCAACACGGTTCGCAACGTGGCGGGAACTAAGTCCACGACGGTCAAGGCTGCGTCCACGGTCTACCGTCCCATGAACGACGTGCTGACGGTGCGCAGGTTCAAGCGTAGTGGTGAATCGAACACGGGCACGACTGCGGTGGTCGGCAGCGTCCGCAACCGCGTGAGCCTCACAACGTCCACGTTGAGCGTTCCGTCGGGCACGGGCGCCTCGGGTATGGCGAGCGTTCCCGGTGCGACCTACACGGGCGCTGCTGCGGGCGTCGTCAACAGCACGGTCGGCAGCGTGTTCTCAGCGGACATGATCGGAATGTTCTGGGTGTGGGGCGGGCTGGCGGGGACGTTCGCGGGCAAGAAGTACCGCATCACGACCTACAACAGCGCCACGCAGATCGTGGTCACCGATGAGGAAACGGGCGTCAACCCGAACTTCGCGGCGATCGTTGCCGCAACAGAGGGCGCTGTCTTCACTGGTGTCGAGCTTGTGCGCTCGGAAGACTTCACCAACTCGAAGACCCCGGACAACACGCAGACGGTCATCGAGATGATGGGCTCGTCCATCCAAGGCGACGTGACCAGCGGGTACGCGCCGTTCGACGGCGAGTTCTATAGTTTCGGCTACGGCGTGGCGACTGGCACAGGCGGCACGAACGCTCAGTGCTTTGAAACGCTGGACACGAGCATCGGCGGCGGGGCGGGCAACGACCCGATCACGACGGGCAGCGACGCCTTCGCTGTGCAGAACTACGACGGAGCGGGCGAACCGGGTGCGCTTCAGGTGGACAGCACGCGGAGCTTCTGGTTCACCGATGGGCGCTTGTATGCGGGCGCTTACGGGGGCAACAGCAGCCAACCCAACACGCAACTCGTGGTGTCCTCGGATCCGCACTCCCCGAGCGTTGCCCCGACATGCACGTCGACCGACGCCGCTGACCCGTTCTTCGTCTACATCCAGGCTCCCGATGCCTGGAGCGCACAACGGCAGGTTGCCGTCGCCTTCTACGACAAGGCGCAGAACATCGTTGGCGACCCGTCTCCACAGGTGACGATCAAGCCGGAGGCTGAAGACTCGTCCAACCCGTCCGGGGCCGTGCGTATCCGCCTGACCAACCTGCCGGTGTGCGGCGTGGACAGCCAGGTGTGGATCTACCAGTCGGTCGGCAACGGCAGCAGTGGTGCCCTGTTCCGCGTGGCGAAGGTAGAGAACGGCACGGCTGAAGCCGCGTTGCAGGTCACCGACGCCGAGACCTCGCTGGGTCCGGTTCTGGAGTTCACGAACGCGGAGCCGCCGCGCTGCGACATCGTGGAGACATCGGGTGCGCGCATGGTCTACGGTGCGCTGGAGCTTCAGCCCGACGCCTGCCTAGCCTCGAAGCCGGGGTACGCGGGGCTTGTGGACTACTCCAAGGTGTTCCGCCTGAACTCTGGCTTCGGCGCGAGCGTCACGGGTTTGAAGGACATGGACGGGCAGCTCGTGGCGTTCAAGCGCCGCGCGGTTGCGAGCGTGCAGTTCGACGCCTCCAGCAATGCGATCGTCCAGCCGGTCTCCGGTGGAACGGGCTGTGTCGCGCACCTGACTGCGGTGTCCAAGGACGGGATCGTGATCTTCATCTCGGACAAGGGCTTCCAGGCGCTCTCACGCCAAGGCGTGACGAACCTCGCCATGCCGCAGTGGATCGGGGAGAAACTCCGCAACTACTTCACGGACAGCGTGGACAGCCGCCACTTCGAGCGTGCTGTGGCCTGCCTGAACCAGAAGCGCAAGCAGTACGTCCTCGCCCTGAAGCTCAAGGACGAGGTTCACCAGTTCGCGCGAGTCTCCCTGGAGACCGACCAAGAGCAGGGCTTGCGCTACAGCACGTACTTGAACCCGAACGTGACGGCGCTCGCCTCCGTGCAGTCGCCGGATGGCGGGACTGACCGGATGGTCGCGGGCACCGAGGAGGGCTTCGTGGTGTGGCTGGACGACGACCGAACGACGCAGGCGCTCCTGGGTCCGAACCTCGTCCTGTGGGGTAGCCCGCGCTTCTTCGTAGGCGCCCAGGGGACCACCACAGGCGTCGAAGTCGAGCCTGACGGGGCGGTCGACTCCAGTTTGGACAACGTGCGTGGCGCGCTCCTGCGCTGGGTGGACACCGACGGCAACCCGCGCTCGACATGGGCGATGGAGTACGACGGCACGTACCTGCACTTCCAGGACGTTCTCGAAGAGGTGATCCCGCCCGACACCGAGGTCTCCATCGGGACACCCGGATACATCTGGGAGTCGGCGTGGATGGACCTGGGTGTCCCCGAGAAGCGCAAGGCGCTCTCCTACGTGACGTTCATCATGCGTGGTCAGGCGCAAGGAGCGGTGCTCGTAGAGGTCATGCGGAACTTCGAGGACATGGTGCTGCACACGCAGACGCTAGACCTGACCGCTCCCCCGCTGGTGTTCGACGTTGGCGGCGTGGACGGCAACTGGTTCAAGATCAGGCTGACTGTGCCGACGTTGGCCTACGGTGTACGATTCGAACTGGCTTCGCTGGTCTGGCGCTTCCAGATCACGGAGCAGACGCAACCCTGAGGTGATGCCATGGTGTACGGACCCAACAGCGTGTACGACCCGAGCAAGTGGGCAGGTGGCGGTGCTCACAAGGTGGGCATGGACCCGGCTACGTTGGTCAACGGGATGGGCTACCAGTTTGGCGAGAGCGCCGACTTGGGCACGCGCGTCTACGGGATCCCCGAGGGCGCGAAGGGTGCGTTCCCGCAGGCTGCGGGCTACCTGCTGCAAGGTGCGCAGCAAGGTCAGCAGAACCTCATCAAGAGCTACGAGGCGGCGTATCGCGGTCAGGCTCAGGGGTTCGCGGCTGGTCAGCGCGAGACCAACGATCGCATGGGCGGCGAGGTGGCGGCGCAGGGCTACTCGCCGGACCTCGTGCGCAGGATGCTCGTTGGCGGGCAGCAGGACACGCAGGCGAAGATCGGCTCGGCTTACGGGCAGAACCAAGCGGGGCTGCATCAGGAGCTTGCGACGCTGTTGCAGGGCGTTGGGGTAGACCTCGCGCACCTCAAGGAAGACCAGCTCAACTTCATCATGCAGGCGTACATCGCCAAGAAGGCTCGCAAGGCTGCGGAGAGCGCGGGCTGGATGAACTTCGCGGGCTCGGCGATCGGTGCTGCTGGACAAGGAGCGTCTGGAACCAACTGGACGGGCTGACACATGGCGACCTTCAAGAACTACCAGCCGCGTAGCGAGGGGCTGAACGCTGCCTACGAGATGCTCCTGCAAGCCGAGCTTGCCAAGGCGCAGTCGATGGGCAACGCCTTCGCGCCCTTGACGGAGGCGATCCGCAGCGGGCAGCAGATGAAGATCGCGCGCGATGAGCAGGAACGGCTGAAGACCGCTCAAGCCGCCGAGACCGACTACCGCACGAAGTCGATGGGCTTGGACACGCGACGGTTGGACCTCCAGGAAAAGGAGTTCAACACGAAGCAGGCGTCCAACGAAGCCTACGACGCCTATATGCGCTCTCTGTTGCACGGTGCTGCCCCGTCGCAGCCCGCTGCCACTGGAGTCCCGTTCACGGGCGGCGGAAGCGCCGCCATGACGCAGCGACCGGCTCTGTCCGCTGGTGGCTTGCTTGGACCGCAGCAGCCGCAAGGGATGCCCGAGCCGCCGCCTGGGATGTTCACTCCCGAACAGTGGAGCAACATCAACGGTGCCATCAACACGATGCACGACAACGAGGCGCAGGACCGCAAGTACCAGCAGGAGCAGGCGCTCAAGCAGCAGGCTGACCAAGCCTTCAACAGCGACCTCGCTGCTGCCGTCGCTGGGAAGATCCCCGGCGTCTCTGAGGACAAGGGTGCCCGCATCCGGGCGCGCTACCTCATCGACCAGAAGGCTGCTACCGAGGAACTTCACAAGGCTCAGGACGCGCACCTCGACCGCATCGGCACGCAGCGCAACACGAAGACGGCGGTCAAGGATCTCCGAGCGGCGATCCTGCCCAACGACCCCGAAGCCGACATCAAGAACCGGCTGCTCGACGGGCTGGAGTTGCAGGTCAAGAGCCTCAACGACATCGACCCTACCGTCATCTCGAAGAATCTCGAAGATGCGCGCGGGTACATCTACGGCACGGACACGCAGGCTCGGTCTCAGCGCAAGTCGGAAGCCGACAAGCAGGCAGAGGCCGAGGCGAAGTCGCCGTTCAAGTACATCACCAACCGCGACGAGTTCAAGAAGGGCGGCTTCGTGATGTCGGCGTCCGATCCGCTCAAGGCGCAGGTCGAGATGCAGGCGACGATGATGGCGGCAGAGATGGGCAAGTTGCGAAACGACGCGCTGATCCTTGGTGCGTCGAACCCGACACTCGACCAGATCTCATCGTTCCAGGACAGGATGTCGGCTACGGAAAAGCAGGCAATCCAAGTCATCAAGTCTGGTCTGTGGGCCGGTTCTGGTTGGTCCGAGAAGGCTCCAGGACCGGACGAGTCCACGATGCGTGCGCTTGAAGGGCCGAAACCTGAGCCGCTGAACGCTCCTCCTGGGTGGGCCGCTGCGGTTGTGGGCGATGCTCTCAACAAGTCGAAGCTCGCGGACGATCAGAAGGGTGCCATGCGCGACATGGCTGGAGCGGTGATGCCCAGCCTTCAGCAGTCACCACAGCAGTCTGGGATCGCGAGCCGTCCTGATCCGTACAGCCCTGCGATCGGCATGGCTGCGCTCAGCCCAGCGGACCGAGACGTTCTCGCGGAGATGCACCGCGCGGGCAAGTCTCCAGAGGAGATCGTCAAGGCGGCGCTGGAGCTTCGCAAGAAGGCCATGAGCACAGGCACGGTTGCGCAAGACCCGTCCGTCTCCAAGCCTGTGAATGTCATGGAGGAAAAGTCCAAGGCGTTCTTGGCGAAGAACCGTCTGTCCAGTTTGGCTCCTGCTGATGTCGACAGCCTGATCTCCATCGGCTCAAACCCCAAGCGGATCCGTGAGTTCCTGCGCTCGCGCGGCTTCAAGGAAGGCAACGTGCTGAACAGCACGGTGGACGAGGTGATGCAGCACATCAACACCTTCAAGAGCAAGTCGAAGTGAGCCAATCTCCCGTCACCACCGGGGATGACAAGGCGTGGACCGATCAGGTCCTCAAGGAACTGCCGTCGTACGCAGCGTCCAAGGACGCTCAGTGGAAGGCGCTCGACAAGCGCCCGCAGGAAGAGATCAACCGCGAGAAGTTCGACGCCGCTCCCGGAGCCGACAAGGCGATGTCTGCGCAAGACGATGCGTGGGCGCAGCAGGTGCTCGCTGAACTGCCGCTCTACTCCAAGGACATGAGCGCGTGGGAGAAGACCAAGGCGGGCTCTCAAGGCGTCGGTGTTGGGCTTGTCGAGTCTGCGCGTAACGTGCTCGTGGATCTGCCGCTCTCGATCCAGAAGGCTGCGGGCTTGCCGCAATCGTCTCCTGACGACGCTGTGCCGATGGCGGATTGGCTGAAGACGGGGCTGGATGCCGCGACGAACGCGATGACTCCGAGCGACCTGCGCGCTCAGGACAGCGGTTGGTACTCGGCTGGCAACATCGGTGGGAAGTCGATCCTGCCGCTTGGTACCGCGCTCATGGGCGGTCCCGTTGCTGGTGGGTTGTTCGGTGCCATGCAGCAGGGCGGCGCGAGCGGCGCTGACGCCATGCGCAGCGGCGGCAGCGGTGAGGCTGTCGGCGGGGCGATGCTTGGAGGTGCCGTTGTCGGCGGCATCGGAGGTGCGATCGTCGACGGCGTGCTGACGCGCATCAACACCAAGACTGGTAACAAGATCGTCGAGGCGCTACTGCGTGACGGTGGCGACTTGGCCCAATCCTCCGCAGCCCGCAGCGCGCTGGTGCGCACGGGTGTCGCCGCTGTGCGCACGGGAGAGAGCGCGCTTGCCGGTGGGGCGACGGGCTTGACCTACAACGCGCTGGTCAACAGCATCCACAACTACGCCACGGACGACGACATCAGCATCCTGATGAACTCCGAGCAGGCGCTCGGCGCAGGCATCGCGTTCGGCACGATGATCCGTGGTGCGACCGAGGCGGCCCTTGCTCGCCGGATGCACACGGGTCGCAAGTACACGGCGAACGGCTGGGAAGGTCCCGAGTTGGACATGAGCGGGCTGCTCGACACTGAGCCTTCCCCGTTCGAGCCGCCGATCACGAAGACACCCGACGAGCACTTCGCTCCGCTGGTCGACAGTGCCGCGCGTGCGGTGGGAAGCGAGATCCACACGGGCGTCATTCCGCGTGACGCGACCGTCGAGGACTTGGCGGCGATCATGCAGTCGGAGCACGGTCTCCCGCTTGGGAAGGCTCTGGAGGCGGCTCAGGCTGCGCTAGACGAGACCGCGCGGCTGGATGAGGCCAAGCGCAACGCTTCCGTTCTTGAGGCCCACACGGCTTGGCAGGCGCGGCAGGCTGAGGTCGCGGCTGAGACGGAGAAGTACCGCGCCGTCTACGAACAGCGCGCAGCCGAGGCAAGGGCGAAGGACGACGCCGCCGTCACGAAGGCGCACCAGGAGTGGCAGGCGCGCCGTCAGGCAAACGCTGCCGACGCCGACAAGTGGAAGGCCGTCTACGAACAGCGCGTGGCACAGGCGCAGGAAGCCGAGTCCAAGCGCATCCAAGAGGCGCACACCGCCCTACAGGAGCGGCAAGCCAAAACCGCGTCCGAAGCCGACGTGTGGAAGACTCGCTTCGAGGAATCCCAGCGCGCCCGCCAAGAGGCTGAGACCGCCCGCGTGCGCGACGAGCACGTTCGGCTGCAAGAGCGGCAGCAGGAACTCTCTGCCGAGGAAACGAAGTGGCGTGACGAGTACCGTCGCCGCAACCCGGATCCCGAGCGACCCCCTAACGCCGAGCCCGACAGTGCGCTAGGTAAGACGATCGCCCGTGAAGGCTTGCAGTCCGAAGCGCAGCGTGCCTACGAGGAGCGCCTCGCCAAGGCCAAGGCAGAAGCCGATCGCGTCGAAGCTCTGTGGCAGCAAGCCGCCGCAGAAGCCAACCCAGGTCAAGCAGCCGAACTCGGCGTTGCCGGTCCTCGCCTCCAGAAGGCGGGATCGCCCATGCTCCGCGCCGAGCCGGGGACCAACCCCGTCGTCGACCGCTCGGGGCGCACCATCGTCGACATCGGAGACGGACTGCGCGGCACCGAGGACGACAAGAGCGGACTGCCCACCGTCACCTACAAGGCAGACGTGCGCACCGCCATGCTCGACGCAGCGCGGATGCTCAACCCCAACGTCGCGCTGCGCATCGGCATGTTGCCCGACGACGTGCTTGGTCTCCAGAACGACACGACGAACGTGGTGCGTGTGCAGAGCGCGCAGGCTATCGGCACGATCGCACACGAGATCAGCCACGCGGTAGAGACTCGCATCCTCGGATCCGACCAGTCGCCGTTCATGGGCACGGGCGGCGAGGCGTTGGCGAACGAACTGATCGCGCTTGGAAAGAAGGCCAACCCCGGAGAGACAGCTCCTCACGCGACGTTCCTGTCCGAGGGCTGGGCTGAGTTCATGCGCTTGTGGCTCGGGCAGCACGAAGACCTGATGGGTCTTGCGCCGAAGGCCACACAGTGGTTCGACGGTCGCTTCCTCAAGCAGGAGCCCGAGTTCGCCAAGAAGATGGACATGGCTCGCGCGACGTTCGATGCGTGGCGCTTCCAAGGTTCCGTCAAGCGCACGGCAGGCGGCTTCGAGAAGCCGGTCTCGCTCGCGCAGAAGCTCACGAACTGGACCAATAACTTCCGCTCGCGCGCGATAGTCACGGCGGTCTACTCGTCGTGGGACGTGCTGCGTCGATATGAGAACGCCAAGGCTGCGGCTGGGTTCCCGACGCCCAAGGAGCAGCGTCTCGACCGGCTGATGACGGCGTTCGCTGGCAACGCGCACCAAGTCGCTGAGAAGTTCGTCCTCAAGGACGGCACCTCCGATATCTGGGGTCATCGCACGGGTGACTCGCTCAAGCGGGTGGTCGAGAAAATGCGCGGGCGCGACAACGCGCAGTCGGACCTCAACAGCTACATGAAGGCGCAGCGGACGGTATGGCTCGCTGAGAAGAAGGGTCGCGTCGTCGACCGCGAGTTCCAGCAGACGCCCATCCAGACAGGCCAGACCGTCGAGGATGCGAAGTCCACGATCGCGCGCCTCGAAGCCAAGCACCCGATGATCGGTGAGGTCGCTGACGGCGTGCGTGCGTGGCACGACCGCGTGATGGACTACGTGGTGCAGGCGGATCCGGCCTTCGGCCTCGTGCGCAACGCGATGCGCCAAGAGGGCGAGATCTACTTCATGCTGCGTAAGGCGTGGGACGAGAGCGCGCCCGTCTCGCGTCGTGGGACAAAGAACGCAGCGCGCACCGGCAAGTTGGGAGAGCGGTTCACCGAAGGCGGAAGCGACCGTCCGACCAAGGACATCCTGCCTGCGATGCAGCAGGAGGCGCTGCGCCTCATCAAGATCGCCCACGAGCGGATAGTCCTGCGCTCGCTCGTCGAGAACGGCAAGGCGGCTGGGTTCGGCGCCCTCTTCGAGGACATCAGCGCCACGCTCACAGGCAAGGCTGAAGGCTACACCGTTGGCAAGGAGCGCCCCGCTGCCGACTTCGAGCAGGCGTCGGTCGAGGCGTTCTTCGAGCCCGCAGGCGTCGACGCATCTGGTCGCGCGACGTTCAAGTACGCCGAGCTTGAGGTGAATCCCGACACGGGCAAGACGCGCGTTGTGATGAAGACCTACGCGGTCCACCCTGAGATCTACGATGCGATCGTGGGGATGAACCCGCAGGACTTCCGCAACGGACTCAACTGGGCGGCGAACGTTGCGCGGTGGTCTGCGAAGGCGCAGGTCGTCGGGCACATCGTCATCAACCCAGTGTGGACGTTCTACAAGAACCTCCTGTGGGATCCGCAGACGGCGTACACCAACACGCGCTACAACTCGCGCCTGCGTGACATGCTGCTGGACTGGGCGCCGAACCTTCTGCGCGTTGGAGCGTACGAGGTGTCCAACGGCATCATCCCGTACAAGTGGGCTGACGCTTACCACAACCTGAACATCGACCTGTCGTCTCCGGTTCAGTCCGAACTGCGCTCAAAGAACATCAGCCACGACCTGCTCGCGTCGAGGCCGAAGACGATCGCTCGCAACATCACGAGCCCGGATGCGTGGTTTCAGATGGTGGCGAAGATCATGTCGCCGTCTGACGTTGCCCCGCGCGTGTGGGAGTTCAAGCGCGCCGCGAAGCAGGTCGGGTGGAAGCCCGGTGAGCCGATGACGCAGGCTCAGTACGTCGAGATGGCAATCGCCACGAAGTCGATCACCGGCAACCGCTCCGAGGGCGGGCGCGTCACGAACGAACTCAACAAGTTCATCCCGTTCATGCGGGCGTGGGCTGTTGGTCCGCGTGACACGGTGCGTGCGGCCACTGCTGGTGGCAACAAGCTGCGCTTCGCCATCCACGCAGCGAACATCGCGGCCCTGTCCGGGCTGTACTACGCCTACTACGGTCACGACAAGAAGGTGGCTGCTCGTCCTGCCGGTGAGGCGATGAGCTACGCCATGATCCCGAACGACACGGGCGATGCTTGGAACTTCCCGATCGCTCCCGAGGTTGCTCCGATCTGGGGCGTGGTGCAGTTCGTGCTCGGCGCGTTCGACGCCAACGACGAGTCACATCGTTCAGGCTGGGAGATCGCTCAGGCCGCATGGGATCTGGAGAAGCCGCCGTTCGTCCCTGCCGTCTTGGAGGAGCCGTACAAGCAGCTCGCCAACAAGCAGCGGATCGGCAGCAACGTGCCCCTGATCCCTAACGACGAACTGGCTCGCAAGCCTAAGGATCAGTTCGGGATCGACACCGCCCCGGTTGCCGTGGCGTTGGCTCGCGTGTTCCCGTGGGTTTCGCCGCGCCGTCTTGAGAGCGCGATCGAGGGGATCTTCGGCGTGCCCGGTCGTGCTGCGCTAGGCGAGTTCGAGACGGGCTTCGGCATGGAGTTGACGCTCGACCCTGCGAACGAGAAGGGGACGCTGCGTGACGTGCTGGAAGGCAACTTCCTGCGCAAGGGTGGCGCTCTGTCTGATCGCTCGGTCCACCTGAGCCGCCTCTCCTCGATGGCTGCGGCTGCGGAGGCGAACAGGCTCGACCCCGACCTGCCGTTCAACGCTGACGCGGAGCTTGCTCGTGCGACGCTCGCTCAGGCGCAGGCTTCGGTGTCCGTCTACAGGGCGATGATGCGCACGTACAAGATGAGCGCGAAGCAGAAGCAGGACCTCTACGCAGAGATGAACCGCGCGGCCAAGGATGCCGTCGAGTCCGTGCTGCTCGGCAAGCCGAACCTCGGTGGTGCCGTCGCCGCGAACATGACCGCCGAGCAGGCTCGCAAGATCCGAATGCTCACCGCACCCCAAGCGCCCTTCAAGCCGAAGTTCAAACCATGAAACCCCTCCTAGCCATCCTCCTCTGCCTCTTCGTTCTGCCGTCCTGCGCTGCGCTGAAACGCGCAGGCTACACCGCTGCCGGTGCAGGAGGCGGAGCTGTCGCTGGTGCTGCCGTGGGCGGTCCTGTTGGCGCAGGCGTGGGCGCAGCTGCGGGTGCCGTCGCGGCTCAGGCGGTTGGCGAGTCGCAGGAGCTTCGAGACGGTGACCTCGTTGGCGAGGGCGCTGCGGTCAAGTACGTGACGCGCTACGTGCCGCAGCCGTTCATCCCGACGTGGCTGTGGATCGCGGTGGCTGGCGTGCTCGTGTGGCTCAAGGGCCACCACCTACTGCGCTTCCTCAAGACGTTCAATCCTTCCACGTTGCTCGGCACGATGCTGCCGTCGTGGGCGCAAAAGAAGATCGTGAAAACCTCCACCGAGGAACAGTGATGCTTGCGGAAACAGCGCAGCTCGCCGCCGGGGCGAACGGAGTGATCGACAACGAGACTTTGGTCCCGCTCGGGATCGTCGTTGGCACGCTGCTGTTCTTCGTCGGCGGCGTCTGGAAAATCGCGAACACCATGACGAGCTTCGGTCACCGGCTGGACATGATGGAGGCGAGCATCAACTCGCGCCTGCGCGCCCTTGAGGACAAGCCCCACGGCATGGTAAGCAGACATGTGCTGCGAGCGTGGATCGCGGCCCTGCGTGCAGCCAACCCGCAGGTGGTCGTGCCGCCGCTCGAAACCGACGAAGACCAGGAGAAGTGATGCGCTCCAAGACGTTCGACGATGCGATGTGGACCCTGAACGAGGTCGTTGCCGCGCGCCGCGCCGGGAACCCCGTCGTGGTCACCATGCCCACACCGCAGATCGAACTGCTTGCCGAGTACCTCTTCGTGCAGATCATTCCGGGGACCGTCGAGCAAGACAACGGGCGTGTCCTCTTCATCGTCGTCCCCACCGCGAAGGGCGAGCGCCAACTGGTCGCCTGCCGCCGCGCGTGGCTTGAGGAGATCGAACAATGCTTGGAAGCCTGATCGCCCGCTTCAAGGGCAAGAAGAAGCCCCACCTCGAACTGTTCTCCGATGCCGGAACCGCCTTCCGCGTGCGCATCCGCGCAGCCAACGGCGAGATCCTGATGTCGTCGGAGGCGTACTCGAACGAGAGCAACGCATGGCGCGCAATCCGCGTGCTGGCGGTGAACCTGAACCTCGATGTGAGGGAAGACAAGTGACCAGCATCCTCCGCAGCTTCTACATGGCGTCCCCGAGCTCGCTCTCGTGGAGCCTCCAGTACGGGCTCGACAACCTGCCGGTCGGGTTCAAGTGTACGTCGATCACGGCGCAGATCAGCGACCTCCAGATCACGCGCGCCTACGGTGCGAAGAACGCGAGCACGATCAACAACGGCGTGGTCGAGTTCGATGCTGCCGGTTCACGTCTCGGCGTGCGACTGCTCGGTCCTGACGGTGTGATGTACGCGAGCCACGAGGTTCGCCCGCCGCCCTTCGTGGTCTCGCTGCAACCCGGCGAGATCCGCCGCTACGGCGTGCCGTACGACTGGAACAGCTACCAGTCCAACGGGCAGTCGAACCCCGGACCTGAGTCCATGACGCCGACGCAGCCCCCGATCTTCGAGGGACCGCCCGCGCAGTGGCCGCAGCCGCAGGTGTGGCGCATGGAACTCGACGACCTGTGTGTGACGAACGTCCTCTCGGGTGACGCGCGCACGGACCATCGCACGGTGGTGAGCGCCTTGTGCGTCGTGCAGTTCAACCATGACTGACATCAACACCCCGGAGATCGTCAACGTCCCGCTCTGCACGAACGGGATGCCACTGGCTATCGCGGCGACGAACTCTCCGGGCACGCTGATCTACGCTGTCCCGAACGAGACCGACTACTGGTACGAGGTCACGATCATCGTCTCCAACCTGACCAACACCGACTACCAACTACAAGTCGAGTGGGGGGCGCAGACACTGGACCACAGGACCGCTGACATCGTGACCAAGTTCACCACCAAGATTCTGGAGTCGCGGTTGTGTCGTGGCATCAGCCTGTGGGGGTACTGCCTGACTACAGCCGGTGCTGCCGGTACTGCAAACGCCCTGAACGTGCAGGTGAAGAGTCTGCGCTACAAGCAGGCACGGGCGACGTGAAGCGTCTAAACCAAGACATCCGCACAGACGACGTGACCGACGTCACGATCAGCCGCATCGACGCGCGCTTGGATGCGCTGGAGCTGGCTGTCGCCGCACTCGGCGGTGGCAACTCGGTCGCTGTCGTGGCCGACTTCGGCGCGTCGTTCACGCACTTCACGCAGACGGTGGTGACGGGGCAAACGTGGGTCACGGCGCTGTCGAAGATCAACCCCATCCCGACTGGAACCAACCCAACGGAACTGGCTGTGCTTCAGTTCTCGTGTGCGATCACAGACCTAGTGGTGGGCGATGGCTTCACCCTGAGCGTGTACACGCCTGCGAAGGCGAAGGGCACGTACACCTTCAACTGCATCGGAGTCTGACATGACTGGCATCATCATCGGCAACGGCACGGCGGCGAGCGCGGAAGCTACCGTCACCACGGACGGCAACCTCAAGGTCACGCTTCCGACGGCGGACGCGCAGACGGGCAAGGTGCGGATCGTCAGCGAGGTGGACCCCGGCGGTTCATCGCGTGCGGCGACGATCATCGCGCCCGAGTCGACCGAAGACTACCGCCTGCGAGTTGGCATCGACTGCGTGGAAGACTGCGAGGTCTTCAGCTACGCGAACCAGCAGACGAGCAAGTTCACGTACACCATCACGACGATGACGATGGACCTGAGCGGCGGGTTCCTGCGAACCAACGCCTCGGGCATCACGACGATCAACACGGGCGCGAAGTTCTCGACGTTCCGCTACTTCCGGGTGTGGGGGCAGCAGACGCCGCTGTACCTAGAGTTCACGCTGTTGATCGACGCTGCGGTGGTGACGAACACGACGGTGGACATCGGGATGTTCCTGCCCGGTGCCGCCAACCCCTACGCGCCCACGGACGGCGTGTACCTGCGCCTGACGAGCACGGGATGGGTGATCGTGTGCAACAACGG